CGGTTATACTTTGCCTTAGACGTCCGGTCTTTACCAAGGTCTTTCTACTTTGCTTTATTTGAAGCGGCTTCCACGGCTCTAATGTTGAATCAATAAATCCTTGCTTATCAAAAACCTCGATTTTAAAAAAGTTAATAGCGTTGTTGGCCATTACCTCCAATAGCCTTGACTTCTGAGACCTAAACTTATTAGCCGTTTGTCCAAATTTAAATTTGCTCATTTTTAATTTACTTTTACAAGACCAAAGTTTTCATCACGCCAGTTTTTATCGCCTTTTTTCACTCTAAAGTAAGGATGCCGCTTGGGGTCGAAGATAATGCCATCTTTGCCAGCGTTCATTTTGAATAAATCTGGAAACTTTGACTTATCTTCCAGGTCTGTCAAGTTAAGTTTATTTAAATTTGATATTTTTTCTGCATTTGTGTGAGACGTTAAAAAGCATCTGCAATTCCAACCATTTTTGGGAGCGTGATCATTCCAAAAAGGATGATCTATCGGAAGGGCAATGCCATCTAAAGCCTTATGCAAGTCTCTAACTTTTTGATCTCTTTGTGTTTGATACTTTACTATAGGGTAAATGTCTTTTTTTTGGTACGCCTCTATCCAGTCTCTAGCACTTTGTCCTTGGCCTATTGAAGTGTTAAACTCCGTCTTTAAATAATTTTTGTTGTATTCATTAAATACTTTTGAAGCTTTTTCTTTGAATAGTTTATATTCAGCTTTCACGCCGTTTTCGTTTATAAACTCTGACATTTCACGCACTTGCTGATATTGTTTGGCGGCGCTGAAAGCATAGATGTTTGATCTTAAATCTTTGAGTTTGTAGTAAGCTTCTGAAGTAAAAGCCGCCTGACCAAAACCCGCCTCTAGCCCAGCGATAAGCTTGTTAGATACCTTTGAATGGTAAGAAGATGATAAATTACGCGTTGTAATAATGTTGTTGTAAACTCCCAGAAGGTAGTAATCAATCTCTTCTTGCGAAAATATATTAAATTCTAGAAGCTCATTGGGCTCCATATGTGCTCTTTATTTCTTTGTCAGCGTCAACTTCATTCTCTTCGATTAAACGTACGTTGTAGGCTTTCTCAATGTATTCTGCATCAAGTTTAAAGCCCATTTGAGTAATCTTTAGATCTCTTTCCGCTAGCTCGTTTTGATTTAACGTCTCATTGCTATTCCATTTCATTTTGCAACCGCGGCAGTCAAACCCAATATTTTCAATAAATGGTATCAAGCGGTCATTTGTAAGCTCCAAAATGTTTTTAGAGTCCATGTCTCCATACATGTCAGAGATCGTTTCTCCCACCTCACCTATAACGTGACCAGTGTTATTGGTTATTACATCTTGACCCCAGATTACTTTTGCTATCGAGCTGTCCGCATTTTTTATAAACTCATTGTAAACGGCATAAGCATCTGAGCGTTGCGATCCTATGTATTCAATCTTATCAGTCTCGTTAAAAACTCCAAAAGAATTATTACCCAGGTCTCTTATCGCTTTCATGAAGTTTACACGGTCTTGGTCTTGTGACCTTGTGTAACCTACACGTTTATCCATTCCAAAAACTTCAATCCACTCAGACCAGTTGTGAATGGCATTTGTTTTCATGAGATAAATGTCGGCAATCTTAAAAAGTAGGCCAAAGTTATGGGCGTTGCCAATCGGAAAAAGATAATCAGAAAATTCTGGATCATTAAATGACACCCCAGATATCTGGCCATGTGTAGAAGATATAATGCCAAACTCTGGCTTTACATAGTCGCGATCTACTACCGTAACTCCGTCATAAATGCGTTTATAATTTCCGTTGTTTACTTCATACGGCTGAAATAGGCCGTTAGATAAATTTCCAAATTCAATTAGGGTATGCCCCCACATTTCAGTGTCTAAGGCAAAGTCTTGAAACTGAGTAAACCAGCCTTTAGAAAAAAAAGAGGTAACTTCTACATTTTCAACGCCGTCTTTATCTACAAAAGTAAAAGCCTTTTGCTTTGTCTTCATCTTTCTACTTTCCCACTGCGATGAGACTACTGGGTCTTTAATTACTTCTCTGTAAATCTGGTGAAGAAGGTATCTATCGTAATTTGTGATATTGTTAGCGCTTTCAATAGCAAGTCTAAGGGAGGCAAGGTCTTGCCTTGTCCTAAACTTTTGCATTGCCACAATGTAGTCGTATGGGCTATTCTTTTTTTGAATGCTTGGGTTAATTTGAACGGGGGTTTTAAACTTTCCCATTTTCAATAAATAAAAATGTTAGATCCTGGAATTAAGCCGTTAGGTAGGTTGTCATACTGGCCAGCGTCTTTAAACTCGTTTGAGACAAACTTTACACCACTAGACACAAATGCCGACGCAACAGATGTTGACACCGTAGATAAGCCGTAAATAGGCGACTCGCCTTTTAAACTCATCTGCATCTCTGAGATGGCCATGTCATAAGCTATCTGTCTAGTCTCAGGGATATCTCTTGGGTTTACTGTCATGTGAAGCTTCCATACGGCAAGCTCTATTACCCAGTTGATCACAAGATATAGCCTAGTTGTGTCGGTAAAGTCTTTAGCCAACTCAGTAGCGATCTGATACTTTGGGGCAAGTATTTGAGTGACTTTAGCCTGAGCCCATAGCTGGGCATTCTCTAAAATCTTTGGAGTAGTCAAGCCAGAACTAAATTCCGCTTGTGTCAAGATCTCGTCTAGGTTATCTAGTGAGATAATCAAAGTATAGTCTGTTTTTTGTAGGTATGCCATTATCTTTCAAAGTTATATTCTCTGTCATTACCAACTACATAGCTTCCTGAAATGCCTCCACTAAGGTAGGCATTATATTCTTTCAAAAATACTTCCGTTATGAAGTAATCTAACCCATCGCTGAAATGGCCGTACTTCTCAGAGCTGTAGCCGCTTTCATCTGTTGTCTTTTCTTTGAGCTTGGTGCCGTCCGTATTTTCTTTCAAGTATACTAAATCCATTATCGTATAAGCACACTTCTCATTGATACATATCTCACATCCTTGTTCTTTCGATGATAAAATTTGGTTTATAAAATTACCTCTAGACACAACGCTCGGCGCTGATTTAGGCACTCGCACTCTAGGATTATACTTTGATAAAGTAGACGTTATAAGATAGAAATCATTGTGCCCTTTCTCACTCATACGAGTGTCGTCATGAAATCCAGCTGGGTCTCCATACACAAATAGCCCAGCACTGTGATTCATGTATCTTTTTATAAACTCATTACATATGCCAATAGTGTTATTTATAGGATCTTTCCCGCATATCTCATCTACTTGTATAGCTTTTTTTCCATAGACCTGCCATATAGACAAGCTCATGTATGGACGTACGTTAAAGTCAAAAGATATGTGAAGCGGAAAATGCGGGCTATAACTTTCTTTCGTAGTATTTAACCCTCTATCAAAGGACCTATAGAATCTTGATCCTGATATCTTGTTGCCCCACTCGCCTAGTGTATAGATAGTGTAATAGTAGGCATTTTTTTGCTTAAGGTCTTCCAAAAATGCCTTGAATTCAACTGGCAGCCATCTATTATTATGATAAGTAGAATGATGGGAGGTGTATGTTACGTCAACTGGCTTGCTATCAATGTCTATAGTAAACTTATCTGAAAAGTTCTTTTCTACTTTACCCTTAAAGAATCTTTGCCAAAACCAGTTGTCTTCATAGTTACCTTCTACTTCAGGGTTAATTGTAAATATTTCTTGAAGGTAGTCAGCTTTACCTGTTCTAATCGATGTCGTAATAGTTATAAAGTCCGCTTCTGATGGTATGTCTTCTTCGTACCATGCGCCAGTCGGATCCTTTACTGATTTGAGTTTAGTAGTGTCGTCGCACCCGCGCGCGATAAACTTGTTTCCGTTGAGCGTACATTCAATCTCAAACGGCTGCACTCTAAAATTAAAAAGACTTTCAAGCCTTAAGTCAAAAATTATATCTTTAATAGTCTGGTACTGGCTATCTTTGATCGAGTTGTAATTATTCCGTATCAAAATATGGCGAAAATATTTTGAGCTAATACATTGAAATATTAACTTTTTGGCAATGAAATCGGTTTTTGATGACCCTCTGCCGCCCCATAAAATAAGATACCTGTCTTGGTTATTAACCAAAGACAGAAAATGATTGTTGATTATTTTGCTCCATTTGGGCCACAAAATTTCCATTACTAATTTTGATGTTCATCCGTTTTCTGAGCGTCATCATCGTTTGTAACTTCCGTAAATGAAGTCACATCTTCAACATCATCCTCTTCTGGAACTCGCACTACTATCGTCTTTTCCGTAAAGTCAATGCTTTGCTTTGGCTGACCGTAGGCTCTGTTCAATATCACTTCAATAG